TAGTCCAAAATAAAACAATTTCCTTATTTTGACTATTGAACTCAAAATATTTTTCGTCAAATACCTTGATGGACTTGACAAATAGTAGAAAACAAGACCCTCTTGACAGGGTCTTTCAGATTGAAGAAAAAGTCCATTTTGGACAATTTTCTTCAATCTTTTTTCTTTATGTTGAAAATAAAAAACTCTCAGAAACGCCGAAATATCAATGTTTCTAAGAGTTTAATGACTTGCTATCTTTCGCAAACTTCTTCAATTTTTTATATTTTTAGGAGTTTGTCTACGTGCTGCAAGACCCTCTTGGCAGGGTTTTACTTTTTTGTAAACTTTATTGACAACAGTGTAAACAATCTTATTCTGACTCAGTAACCTTACCAGACTCAATATGGAAGATTTTTAAACTATCAGGTAGCTTATGTAAATGGTCTAAAGATGTCGTTGTAATAAATGTTTGAATCGTATCTGTAATAGTTTCTAGTAGTTTGATTTGACGATTATTATCTAGCTCACTCATAACATCATCTAAGAGTAGAATTGGGTATTCTCGTGTGACCTCCTTCATCAGCTCAATTTCAGCCAGTTTGAGTGACAGAACGAGACTGCGGTGCTGACCTTGGCTACCATAATGGGCATTCATTCCATTTATAAAGAAAGCTACATCATCTCGATGTGGTCCAACTCCTGTATTTTTCTTAAATAAATCACGTTTGCGACACCTTTCCAATTCCGTCAAGAATTTGTCAATTAAATTGACATCATCTGTCAATTTGATTGAGGTTTGGTATTCGATTGTCAATTCTTCCCGATTGCCAGATATTTCTTGAACTTTTCTATTTCCGAATTCCTCTAATTTCTTTAGAAAGTCAATACGATGTTGGATAACACGACTACCATATTCAGCAAGTTGCTGATCTAACACGGATAGGAAGTTCTCATCAATCTTATCTGTAGATTTGAGGTAAGTATTTCTTTGTTTTAAAACGTGGTTATAATTCGATAGGTCAGAGAGATAGAGTGGCTTGATTTGCCCGAGCTCGACATCGATGAACTTTCTTCTCAAAGCAGGCGCACCTTTTATCAGCTGTAAATCTTCAGGGGCGAAGAGAACAACATTCATGTGGCCGATATAGTTGGAAAGCTTGGCTTGTTTGAGATGGTTGACCTTGGTCACTCGCCCCTTGTCTGTCAAGTGAATGTCAAGGGGAACTTTACCGCTTGTGCGATGGAGTAAACCAGAAATAGATAATTCCTTTTCTTGAAACTGTAGTAGGTCCTTATCTGTCCGTGTTCGATGACTTCGTGTTAAGGCTAAAACATAGATAGATTCTAGAATATTGGTTTTTCCTTGGGCGTTTTCGCCTAAAAAGACATTGAGCCCTTTGTGGAACTCAATATCTAATTGGTTGTAATTGCGAAAATGTTGTAACTCTAATCGTTCTAGCCACATGTCTACATACCAGGGAAACGAACAGGTTTTCTTTCAGTATTTTTAGTTGCTTTTTTAGGCGTTTTTACCTGTTTCTTATTCTTTTTATTTTCTTGATTTAACTTTTTAACGATTGCAGCCACACGTTCTTTTTCAGCTTGATCCTCTTGGTGCTGTTTGATTTCCTCTGCACTAGGAGCGACGATTGTGATGCTGGTGTTGTGGTCTGGGAGTGTGATAACATCTCCGACACGGATTTTTTTACCGCGTCTTTTTTCATCCTCTCCATTGAAAAGAATGGTATTTTCTTCTAAGAAACCTTTAATGGCACCTCCTGAATGGAGAATACCAGTCGTTTTTAACAATGCTTGTAATGTGATGTAGTCATCAAATAATTTAAATTCCATAAGTCACCTCGTTACAGAATATTATATCACAAAATGGTATGATTTGTGTTTAACGTGCTAAAAATCCAGTCGTATCAAGGTGTTTTACAGTGGTGTAAACCCTTGTCAACCGAATTTGTTCCCCTTTTTGTACACCCTCAAAGATTCCCGAGAGCTTTTTCGTAAAATGCAACAGCGTTTTTTGCATTCTCTTTTGAGAGGTGGCTATAGATGTCCATGGTCATTGATATTCTAGAATGACCAAGGCGGTGCTGGAGTTCCTTGTAGGGTATTCCAGAGTTAAGCAGCAAACTAGCGTGCGTGTGGCGGAAACCGTGAAAGCCGATGTTAGGCAGTCCGATATTCCTCAGGCGTGTGGTCAACCTGTTCCCCAGGGTCTTATCCTCAGGATAGTCATGAATGAAGTCAGAGAATACCACTGTTTCAGAACGCCCGAGGGTCCAAGCCTCTTGTATCTGTCGCCGTCTGTATTCTTTGAGTATGTTCACTGTCTGGCTATCGATGTCTATATCGCGGATGCTAGCGTTTGATTTTGGGGAATTGATTGAGCCGTAGCGGTTTAGTGTTTTTGTGATGCTAACGGTGGCATTGTTCAAGTCAATATCAGACCAGTGTAGTGCTAGAGCTTCATTGATACGGCACCCCGTGGCCAGCAGAAACTTGTATAGAGTGACTTCATAGATGTTTCTATACTTGGCGGGGTCCAAGTTGTCCAAATAGCCAAGAAACTGTTTAAGCTGCTCGTCGTTGAAATGCTTTACCTTCTTCCGAGTGGCTTTTTTTGCGTTCCTGGGCAATATGACTTCCCGAGCTGGATTGTATGGCAGAACTTGCATAACAACACCGTATTGCAATATACGTTTGTTCAGCGCGTGGATTTTGTCATAGTGCAGATAGGCACCAGCTTCCCCTGTATTTGCTTTGTCTGCTAATTTGATGACGATGCTTTGGAGGAGTGGGGTCGTCAGTTTATCGAGCTTATAGGCTCCAAAAAGTGGTATAACATGATTTTTCAGTAAGCCCCTGATGTTTCCACGGGTATTTGGTTTTACTGTGTGCTTATAGCTATTCCACCACAATTCTGCCAACTCTTTGTAACTGGTTATGGTGGCATTTTGGTAGCGTGTTGCCCCGTCTGTTTTAAAAGTTGCAATAGCTTGCTGAGTTTTGTTTTTAACCTCCTTCTTGGTCCTACCCGTGACATTAGTCTTGACTTTCTTACCAGTGATGGCATCTATTCCTAGATAAACACTGGCACGGTACACAGTAGCACCGTTTTTCTTTTTTACTTCAGTTATTTTCATGATCATAAACCTTTCCATCAGCAGGCAAGCTGTTATTAAAAAGATTTTAGAATGTTTTAGGTTTATATCATGCGTAGGCTTACGAGAATAGCCCTATTTTCGTTTGTTTCGGGTAAGATGATAATTTATATGGTTACGTTTTAAAGTGGTGCTATGACTCTTATATGGGCTTATTTATCGCTCAATCTTTTGAGGCTATCAAGGGCCTTCTGATTGTTTTTATATAGCACGTCTAGCTGTTCTTTAGCAATTCTGTTTAGTTCAGTTAGTCGGTTGCTTTGTGATAGTCCTTGTTTAATCATTTCAGCGTTAAGACTTTGTAAGTTATTTAGAACTAATAGCTGTTCAATAGCGGCATTATCTCGCTGATTACCTTCTCTATCAGGATAGGCGTTCTTGAATTCCTTTGCAGTCATACCAAATAAAGCGACGTTTATTAAATCAGCTTCAGAGGAATAGGCGAAAGAAATTTGATAGGGCTGGAGAGTTGGCACAATGTTTTCTTTGATAGCGTCCGTTTGTATGGTGTAATTAAGTTTTGAAATATAGCGGTTTACCTGCCAATCTAACTGGTTTTTGTAGGCTTCTTCTTGTTTTAGGCGCTGATAATCTTGAATGATATAAAGCTTAAACTCTGGTGAAAGCCAGGAAGCAAATTCAAAAGCTATATCAGAGTGGGCGAATGTACCGCCGTATCGGCCAGATTGGGAAGTTATACCAATGGCATTTGTCTCTTTTATCCATTTTTGCGGAGATAGTACGAAGCCATTTAATCCAGCCTCGCTTCTAAACTGGTCGAATTCGACCAGTTTAAAATTTTCATTATTTATTTTTTCCCAAGCTCCTAGGAATTCAATAGTATTTCTACTCCTCATCCAGTTTTTAATAATATCGGCTGGAGCGTCTGGATTTCGATATTTAGCGATATCTGTCAGACTGACATAATCAGTATTTGTGGAAAGTAAAGTTATTTCTTTACCATTTGCGTTAATTTTAACCATTATGAGCCTTTCTAAAATTGTTATAGGATTTACAGTTTTGTTGGCGTCAACAAAATTGATAGGTATAACCTTTACTAAGTCAGCGGACTTGCTGAAGCACGAGGAAAGCACGCGCCGAATGCTAACAAATGCTAGCATACAGCCGATATAGAAGCTATGGTTTGCTAAGGTTGCTAAAATATCTAGCTTGATAAAACTTGACTTTTTTCAGCTCCTAACAAAACCTAACTTTTTTCAGCTCTTGACAAAACTTGACTTTTTTAACTACCAACAAAAACCTACATTTTCAGCAACTGACAAAAACTGACTTTTTTTAATGCGGACTTTTGCGGACTTTTTTCACTCCACACAGTCCACTAGAAAGCCCCTGAGAGCGTGGAAACATCTTGGTAGGGTAAATATACCAGAGAAGTGTTTGAACGTGGTGAGGGGGCTTGTAGGGAGCGCGCGCGGTTAGTCTTTAGTATTGCTAGTTTGTTCTAAAGTTTTTTGGCGACGTTCTACCGTTTCATAAAAATCTACTAAAAAAAAGGTGATATCCTCCAGTTTTTTTGTATGTGTTTTGCTGATGTCCCCAAAAAGTAAGAGCTTTGATTGTATGCTTTCAAGAAATTTTATAGCTACGCTTGCATCTGTTTGAAGTTCGTCGAGAATTTTTCCATCTTTGATGTAACCTAGTTCATGAGCTTCTAGAAGTTCATCAAAATCTATTATTCCCATAGCACCTTTTTTAGGATGCTTCCCGAAAAGCTCGTACATCCTCCTATGGCCTTCGTTATATCCTAAGAGATATCCGACCTCTACCTCAAAATAGTCAGCGAGTGCCTGGGCTTTGTCTGATTTTATTGTACTTTCTCCATTTTCCCAACGAGATATGGTTTTTTCATTTATGCCCAGATAGTCAGCTAACTCTTTCTGAGATAGCTTTTTTTCTTGCCTTAATTCTTTCAATCTATTCATAATTTCACGACCTTTCACGCTTGATTATAACACTAATTTGCAAAAAAGACAAAAATGTCTGAAAAAAATTAAAAAAACGGTTGACACGAGACAAAAGTGTCTGATATAATCAAAGCCAATCAGACAAAAATGTCTGACACCCCTCCATGGCCTTTCACACTTTCAATCTATGGAGGGGAATTTTTCAAAGAAAGGAGAACGGCATGAGCAAACTCAAAGGCTATCGGGTCATGTTAGGACTAACCCAGCAAGCTATGGCGGACAAGCTAGATATTTCTTTACAGTCATACAACAACAAAGAAACAGGCAAAACACCATTCAATGACAAGGAAAAGAAAGCAATCAAGACCATTGTCGCAGAGGTTGAACCAGACATCACAATTGATGAACTATTTTACAGCTAGAAAGGAGCAGGCAAGCAATGGAATTAGGTGAACGAATAAAGGTTATCAGAGTAAGCCTAGGCGAAACAATGGAACAATTCGGACAACGCTTCAACACTTCCAAAGGTACGGTAAATAATTGGGAAAAAGGCAGAAATGCACCTAATAAGGCGAATTTGAAAAAGATTGCTGATTTATCAGATAATCCAATGGAGTTTATAGCGTTGTATCTTACACGAGTATAGAAAGGGCAAGCATGGAACTAGTTTACATGGACGGACGGAAAGAGCCGTACACCACAAGCGAGATAATCGCAGAATGTGCTGGAGTACAGCACCACACTGTTACACGCCTATTGAGAAATCACAAAGAACGATTTGAGGCGTTTGGATTTTATGGATTTGAAATCCATAAATTAGACGGAAAAGGCAGACCCAAAAAGGTGTATCACTTAAACGAACAACAGGCGACTTTGTTGATCACTTATCTGGATAACACACCGCAGGTTGTCAAATTCAAAACAAACCTAGTCCGAGCATTCTTTGAAATGCGTGACGAGGTGGCAGAGTTTCGCTATCAGAGGGCGCTAGAGAAGCCCAAGCGCAAGGCATTGCATGAAGCTATTGAAACATGGCAGGAAGCCCCAAAACACGCGCACAGCACTGTTACAAACCTCTTGCTAAAGGGAACTACTGGAATGAACAAACGCCAGCTAGTGGCACACCGTGGCGGATTTAATGGCATTGACAGCCTAACCAGTCAAGAGCTTATCAGATACCAGGCACTAGAGGACATGGCTATTGCTATGATCAACTTAGGCATGACATACCAAGATATTAAGAATATGGTATTCAGAAAAAACGCACCACAAGGCGCGTGAGAGCAACAAAAAAGGCTTACCGCGACCAAACAGCAAAGCCTTTTAACCACTAACTAAAACAAAATTAACAAGCAGGCAAGCTGTTATTAAAAGGGTTTTAGTAAATATTTTATAGCTAGATTATACCATATCTAGGACATTATGACCATACAGAGGGCGCTAACCCTTAAAACTGGAGTAGAAAAGTATTAGGTGCCGGTATCGCCATTAGGTAGCCATGGACCCAGAGCAGCCTAAACCACCCTAAGAAAATCACACACAGCAAGGCTATTATTTTGGCACAGGCTTACACGACCACAGGGGGCAACCTGGTAAGTCTGAGGCGGGCAACCGCTGGGAATAGTCTGGGCTAGGTATAGAAATCGTATAGTAAAGAACCATTAAGCAAAGTCTTTTGAACTCACGGAGACAACCCACACGGGCCATTACACAGATACAATAAAAAAACGAGGTAAGAACTACATGAAAGACAGTAACAGAGAAACGATAATCCATTTTGAAGCATCTAGCAAAGAATACGCACCCGTAAAGGCTGCAATATCGGAAGAGCTAGAGGCGGTCATCAGAAAAGTATATCAGCTAGATCATGAAACAGGATGGACATTGCACTATCTAACCGAAATCATGCTGAACCACTTTCATGAGGACGTGGCACGAGTTCAATATGGCGATTTGACACCGATTGAGTGCAGTTTGAACAGTATAGCCTCACGAGTTGAAAAAGCTAGAATAGAACTCTTAAAAGCTGGATATGAAGACAAGATTGAAGTAGGTAATCCTATGTGGTACTTAAAACTAGCCTTACAAGATTTTGAGCATATGAAAAAGGAGATGAAAAAATGCAAGAAATGACAATCGAAACAGCTTTAACTTTGATAGCAATCTTTACACCGCTGAACCTCTATCTATGGTTTGGCGTTGGTTTGGGCACTTTTCGGCTTGATATAGAGCCTAAAATCAAGACCGAGGGTAAATATACCAGACCCCTTAAAAACGAGCGCTACGGGGCTTATATACAGCTTGCAGGCAAACGCTATAACTAGGAGGGGAAACCATGCTGACATTTAGAGAACTTGAACATATAGCAGAGACTATTCTCAAACACACAACACCAGAAAAAATGCAGTGCTATCTTGATATGGAACACGATAGTAAATTGCTTTGGATAAAATACAAAATTGCAAGTCTGGAGGTGCAGGTATGACAGAAAATCGACTACCACCACACCTATACAAAGTTTTCAAGTTACTACCGCTTGGAATGGAATTGCCTATCACGGGGACAGATATTGAACGGCTGACAGGCTTGGACATCCGAACCATTAGGGAACATATTCGCCAGCTTATTGTTGATTATGGTATACCCGTATGCGGTGGGCGAGATAACAAGCTAGGGGGCTACTATATCCCCCAGAATGAAACAGAACGGCTTGCAGGAGTGCTACCACTACAACGGCAATACGACCAAGAGCATAAGCGTATCCACGCGCTTCTTACCGCTGATTTACAAGACTGGAGGAAGTACAGAGATGAGGCTTGAACTAACCGCACAAAGTGAAACGGACCTAAAAACGGGCATTCTGGAGCTTATAGGGAACTATCTGGAGGCGCGTGAGATGGTCAAGCCAAGGGTGACAGGACTGATCACAGCTCAACAGTTGAAGAGCGAGCTAGACATAGAATACAAGACTTTGCAACGGTGGGAGAAGAACGGGCTGAGACGATACCAACCACCGATAGAGGACACTAAGAAAATATTTTATCGGGTGAGTGATATTTTGATATTTTTGGGGGTTGAGAATGACAAAAACTAAAATATATTTTTGGTTGAAGATTGATAAAAAATTTTTTGATAATATTTTCATTAAGAGACTGAAGACTATTCCAGGCGGTTACACTATGACAGTGATTTACATCCGTCTTATGCTTGAAAGTCTTGATAGTGATTGCATCCTTTACTATGAAGGTTATTTTGAAAACCTTAAGGAAGAACTAGCTTTGAAGTTGGACGTGTCAGAAGATGACATTGATATGACTATGGCATACTTTACAAAATGCGGTTTAATACAGATTGATGAAGATAAAAACGCAGAATTACCACAGGCTAAAGCTATGATTATGAGCGAAACAAATTGGGCTAGCTACAAACGCGAGCAACGACAGAATAAAGAGAAATTGGACAATGTCCAAAAGTCTTGGACAAATTCCAACTCATGTCCAACAGAGATAGAGTTAGAGTTAGAGAAAGAGATAGAACTACAACTAGAACAACAGCAAGAAGAAAAAAATGGAGCTGTTGGAGTTGGTAAAAATGCTATTTTTGAAAAACTCAAAGAGGCTTTTGGGGAAATGTCAGTTAATGGCACAATGATAACAGAGGTTGAAGACTTGTTAAAAACTCACGGACAGACCTTGTTATTATATGCCCTAAATGAAACTATCTTGAACGGTGGGAGGTCAATCAGATACACTAGGAAAATTCTTGCTAATTGGCAGGGGCAGGGGTTGAAAACTGTAGAGCAGATCAAACAGAGCCAAGCGGACTTTGAAGTAATGAAACAACCTAAGCAAGATAATCTAGACAATTTCATGGAACTACCATTTTAGAAAGGGGCAAGCATGGAAAATCATTTAGATAAAATTACTGTACTGGATGAGCTTTGCGAAAAGCACGGCACACCGCTATGGCAATTCCCTTATACGAGCCAAGGACAAGAACATATCTCTAAAATGTGCCAAGTCTGTACGCAGGAACAAATAGCAATGACAGGGCAGGAGATATTGGAAGAGGCACGCAACCGCCAGAGGTATGTGACAACCTATGACGTACTTATGCGAGATAGTACAGTACCCGAAGAACTGAGGGGGGCAACCTTTGAGAATTTCAAGGCAGAAACCGCAGAAGAAAAGCAATTACTAGAGTTTGCCAGAGGGCAGGTTAAAAAGTACACGCAAGGCATGACAGGTAACACGCTTATAACGGGCCAGACAGGTATTGGAAAAAGTCACTTATCTTTTGCTATGGCTAAGACAATCAACGAGCATTACAAGGACATTGGCAAGCCTAAGAGCGTTCTATTCGTTAGTTTGACCGAAATCATTAAGCAGATTAAAAACGGATGGAATTATGGCAAAGGGGCAAGCCTGACAGAGTTTGACGCAGTGAAGCAACTGACTAGCGTTGACTTTCTTATCTTGGACGATTTGGGAGCAAAGAATGCGAATATTACCCCCAAAAGCGATTGGGAGCAGGATTTTTTGTTTGACATTCTCAACAACCGAGAAACTACTATCATCAACACCAATCTAAACAGTCAGGAATTAAAGACTGTTTACAACGCACGGAATGCGAGCCGAATTTTTAAAGGACTGGAGGGAAATTCATTCAAGGCTTTCAGCATTTCAGATAAACGTTATAAAATCAATAAACTAAAACAAGGAGAATAACACCATGACATTAAAAACATTTTCAGACACACCAAACACATTTACATTCCACTACACATTCAAAGACTTTGACACCGCACAAGTTGCAGGTCACGCGCTTATGGGCTATATGACAGGAACTTATGATCAGCCAGTTATTGAAGTCAGCTACCACAATGACGGACAGGGCGGAGTTCATAACCAATTAGCAGTTGAGTACGTGGAAGATGATGATCTTATCAAAGTATTTCAGCGTATTTGTGATAGTTTTAAGGACTACTACAACAATCCTGATGATTTAAATGAATACGAACAACAGCAAGCGACTGAACAAGAATACATCCGTAAGCGCGTAGAACAACTTAAGCAGTCAGAGAGTTTTGATAGCTTACTGGAGAAAGTAGGAAGGTTAGAGCTTGAGCTGATGGAACTTGCTGACAGCGTACTAGATGACGAACACCCAGACATGGCAGTCAATGGAGTATGGGAGAACCTAGAAGCCGTAGGTCACGATGCAAGGGCGTTACTGAAAGAGCTAGACACAGATAACAACTATTGCGCTTTGTGGAAGTATTCAGCAGAATAGCAGAGAGAGGCAACTGCCTCTTTTGCTGTTTCGTAAACCTCAAAAAACCTCAGATAAAAACAGATTTAAGATACTACAAAATACTACAATCAAATCTATATAGGCAATACCAAGAAATACCAAGATTAAAATAGCTATTGGGTTGAAGCACTTTGGTAATTTCCAAAACGAACGAATACTACAAACGTTCGCTTTACAAAACAAATAAAGGTGGAACGGTTGGGAGCTAAAAAGCTAGTACTATCAAGCATTCACAGGGTTGAAAGGGTGCAAAAATACGGAACATTTTCTACCATTTGTCAAGTTCATCAAGGTATTTGACGAAAAATATTTTGTGTCTCGTCAT